AGAACAAGATTCACAGCATCCACCCCCGTGGCGTGATATCAACCTGTGTGATACCACCCGTCCAACTGATATCATTCACGCCCACGGACAGTTCCGGGAACTCCGGTGCGTAAATATCAGCATTTTTGTTTTCCGCTGCCGCGTCCCCTTCCTGCCGGTATGCGGTCATCAGGTCGCAGTCAATCGTGATATGATCCGTAAGGGCCAGAATATCAACGGTGACATTGCCGATGGTCAGCGTGCCGGGGGCGGTTCCATATACTTTGATAAGGGGCCGCGCCGGTTGTCCGCTCGTATTCCAATACGATGCAACACCGGTTTCCTCGTCAATGCTTTCGGCTGTAAGGGTATGCACATATTCATCATCAACCAAAAACCGTTGTGGCTTGCAGTTAAAGACAACATCAAATGTGCCTGTTCTGTTCAGTCGCATGGTTTCCGGGTTGATGGGCTGTTTCACAACGCCCATGCGGAAAACTGTGGGGTAAATTGTATCAGAAAGCCGCTGATATCCGGTTTGCTGTAACAGGTCATTTTTGAACCTGTCAAACTTATCTGCAAAATCGGTTGCAATGGCACAATGATATGTGATTTCAATATTTTTCCAACGCTTGTTGTCAATAATCAAATCACCATTGCGCCCTGCAACGGAAACAAAAGAAACATCGCGTTCAGGTGTGCCGCCGATATCAATACCGGTCAGATAAATTCCATATCGGATGCTGTGAACCTCACCGAAGGAAAAGCATTCCTTGTTATGGCTTCGGTATATATCGATATCACGAAAACGGGTTTCCATCTCCATTATGCAAAGCACACCTCCCTTTGACTGACTGCGAACTGGATTTTCTGCATCACGGTTTCAGCCAGGTCATCAACATCCATATCGTCGGATGCGTAAACGTTAATCGTGAATGTGCTGTTTCCGTATACGTTGCCGGTAGTGGAAACAGGCACGCCCGTGGTCTTGGCACCGCGTGCAATGTCTGCCTGTGCGGTGCTTGTGGTCAGTTCAGACAGGCCGTGCATTGCATCCTGCAAGGGCTTTGTATTGGCTTCGATACCGATAGCCATGCCCTCAGGGATGAATTTACCGACTTGGTCGCGCATGACCTTAGACGGGGAAGCAATGCCCAAGAACCGTTTTGCGGCATTCAGCGCGGCGCGTGCGGCAGACTGGGCAGCGGAAATGATTGCACTTGCACCGGAGGAAATACCGTTTGCAATGCCGCTGACGATATTGGAGCCGATTTCACGCCAGTTCCAACCCTTGAAGGTGGAAACAATGCTGTTGATAATCTGAGGAATTGCGGCAATCACCTGAGGAATTGCCTGAATCAGACCGGCGGCCAACTGTCCAATCAGGGAAATACCGGATTCAAGCAGTTGGGGCAGGTGGCTCAGAATCGTTGCAATCAACTGGCCCAGAATCGAAATTGCCGAAGTAATCACAGCCGGGAGGTTCTGAATCAGACCGTTTGCCAAATTCAAAACCAACGTCACACCGGCGGAAAGAATCTCCGGGCAGGTATCCATGATGGTGGACAAAAGGTGGCTCAAAATATTTCCAGCAGCTTCCAACAGATAGGGCAAATTCTGCAAAATGCCGTTTGCAATGTTGGTGTTCATTTCGACACCCATCTGCAACAACTTCGGCAAGTTTGTGGAAATTGCAGTAATCACAGATTCCACAATATTGCCGTCAGTGCCAAGGATTTCCCCGGCCGCAAGGTCGAGGTTGTCCCGGAGGGCGCTAATTGTGGTGTTGCCGATACTTGTCCAGTCCGCGTTCAGAAGTGCGCTCCCGAGGGCGGTGACAATGTTAAGCGCTGCCTCCAGGAGGTAGGGAGCAGCGGAAATAATAGCCGTGCCGATACCTGTGACAAGGTCAATACCCATTTGCACAATGGTTTCTGCATTGCTTGCCACGAGGTTCAGACCCCGGATTGCCATACTAAACGCACTGTTTAAGACAGTGGGCAGCTCGGACAGAATATTGCCCACCATGGGCATCAGGTTCCCAGAGATAAAAGTGAATACCGTTTCGCCCAGCACATCCAGCGCAGGGCCGATGTCCTCGCCTGTAGCCAAAGCACCGATAAAGTTGCTATACGCCGACTTCATGGCGGCCATAGAACCGGCGAACGTGGTCGCAGTTTCTGCGGCGGTATTGCCTGCCAGGCCCAGGTCCTCGGTGCCCTTTTTCAGCATCTCAGAAACCGCCTGCTGGTACTCCTCAATGGGTACCTCGGTCAGCTTCTTATACTGCCCGGACAGAAATCCGGCGGCCTGTGCCTGCTCCAAGAACCCGGCTGAAGTTGCTGGCAGAATACCGGCGAACTGGTCAGCAATGGACTGGTACGAGGAGGTACTGCGGGTAATCATGGTGAATTTCTGGGAAAGTAAATCCACATTTTTACCAGTACCAGAGGCATAGTCGGAGATTGCTTGCAGGCCTGTTCTTGCTACCGTGTAGCCCTTTTCGTCACCCATGGTGGCGGCAAAGGTTGCGCCCACGTCGTTGATAGTGGCAAGATACTGGTTTGCCGACATATTCAAATCTTTGTAGGCGTTGGCAGCGTCAGCCATAATTGTGGCGGTGTCCATTTCGTCGAAAATCTTTTGCACGCCACCCTTTAACTGCTCCAAATCAGAACCAGTCATAATAGAGTCGGCAAAGGTTTTTCCGATACCTGCGGCCGCAATTAGACCTAATTTTGCCGACAAAGTTTGAACCGAAAGAGGATCCAGAACTATTGCCAGCAGAAGAAAAAACACTGCGTACTTTCGGTGCTACGCCATCCATGGAGGGCACAACTTGCACATACGCAGTTGCAATTTGGTTTTTAGCCATGTTTCACCCCCGTGATACGTTCCCACGCAGACTCGAATTCGTCGCTGCTTTCAAAGGCCTCCACATTGCTTTCCTCCTTTGGGGGTTCTCCAACGAGAATGGAAAGCATAGATTTCGGGCGGTTCGCGTTATTGCGTGCGTCCTCAGTCTTAGCCCACCAAAGCATGGAGAGACGGTCAACAGCAGCGGCCAGAAGGGTTTCAACCCGGGAAATCTTTGCACCGTGCATTTTCATTTTGATACGGGAATCATCCCTCAAACCGACAGCGAGCGTTGCCAGAGTAGAAACTGGCAACGCTCTGAAATCGTATATCCCGTACGTTTGCGCAAAATCGCAAAGCAATGCGTCGCGGTCTTCGGAAATCATGCCGGAGAGGGCAATCAGTTTTTTCCCCGATTGTTGGAGGACAGAATCTCCACAAAGGCGGTGCTGACTACATCAATAGGAACCCGGCCATTTTCGGCTCGGTGATGATCATAGAACGCCTTTTTCTGGGCATCGCCCAGAACAGCACGAATAACCCTGGGCAGTACCAGAGGATTTTCCTCCACTTCCGCGAGGTTTTCCACCAGCTCCATATCGTTCAGGTCGTCGGGGTTGACCTGGTACTCAAAGCCGGTCGTGGTTTTACCTTTCAGCAGTTCAGCCATTATTCAGCGCCCTCCTCTTCGGGGTCAGCTGCGGCGGGTTCTGCCTCGTCATGGGAGGCAGCGGAGGCCGTAGCAGTGGAAGCAATGATATACTCGTGGTGGGTGTCGCCGCCCTCGTCGGGCACAGCGGAAATTGTGGTGTTGTAACCGACGGGAGCGTTATCCTTGTAGACGATTTCCTCCACGGCGGTAACAGAGGCACAGGGAACGACAATACGCTTTGCGACGCTGTTCTTCAGCACCATATCAAAAACCCAGCAGAAATCGCCCTGTTCCTCGCTGTTGGCCTTGATGTGGATACCAGCGGTCAGGTCACCAGAAACATTCTGGTCGCCATACACGGTCTTGAGGACATCCACATTCAGAGCCTCGATCATGGTGAACTTAAAAGTGTCGGGCTTTTCGGTCAGGAAGTTCAGGACCGTATCGCCGCCCCAGGCTTTCAGCTTTTCGGAGGTGGGGCTGTTGGCGTTGGTCAGGCCATCCTCAGAAAAATAACCCAGGCTTTTGAACGCGGG